ATTATCAAAGCCTTTTGTACCATCAAGTCCTGGATCCCATGATCTTATGATATCAGCATACGATACATCAATTTTATCTAAACATTTACGAAGTTGTTTTGTTTGAAGTTGAAGCTCATTATATCTTTGTTCAGTTTGTTTGAGCTTGTCATGTTGACTCCATGGTCTACCTATAAATGCTAAACTGCGTTCTAAAGCACTTGTTATTTCTTCAACAGTTGTCATGTTGTAATTTAAAATTATATGCGGATGGGCACTGATAATATTTTCCATTTTGGTATTGTAATAAACTTTTGTTTTTTTGAGATGTGGATAATACCAATAGTATACTTGTTT